CCGAGATATCCTTGCATACCTGCTTTACCCAGATCAAGCAGGGTAGATCCCCATCCCATAGCCTGAGAACCATCTGAATATTTTTTACCTAAAAAACTATCAAACCAAGATGCTTGATCAGCCATAGAACCAACCATCTTCATAGGTTGGGTCATTCCCATAAAACCATTGGCATTACCCGCCATAGGGTTTAAAGAAGGATCTAGTGAAAAGGAATTAGGCAGGTAGCCTTGATTAAGGGGCTGTCCCCAATTAGCCATATTTCCCATGGTTTGTTGCTGTATGAAGTCAACAGGATTTCCAGTGTAGTTCATGGTATTTCTCCTAAAAATTAACTCGCGTATTTAACTTCAGGTAACTTTAACATTATCTCGGCATAATTCTCAATAACATCTAAGGTTAAAACGCCGATATTTCCAGTATGAATAGTGCGGGTATAAAAAGCATCCGGGCTTTCATGAGGGAATCCCTGATAAGCCCTAAAAGGATTGACCATTTCCATTGGGTTCATTCCGCTGTTTGAATCAAGCAACTCAAGAGCATCTTCCAGGGCATCCCATTTCTTACCTGACTCCTCTTCAAACAAGGCTGTCTCTTTGGCTACATCAGCAATGTCTCCGGCAATCTCGACATTTGCTGAATCCATCAAGGCATTACCTGCAGAGAGAAATGCTTGAGCAGTAGGCATTGTATGCCCAAACATATTAAATGAACTGAACGCTCCAGTGCTTGGCATCATTATAGAAGCTACTATAAGAGCGGCACCTATGATTAAACCAAGTTCACCACCAATAGCTTTAGCAAGAAACTTCATACCAATACTGATTACTAAACCAATAAGTAAAGCAGGAAGTATGTACATAACTACTGCCATCAAACCTACTTGAGCAGCAGCAGCTAAACCAACTAACCAAGATCCAGCTCCACCTGTATATGCAGCTATCACTATGGCGACAACAAAGAATACAACTTTGAATATGCCTTTCTGATACCATTTAACTTTCTGTACATCGTATGAATTAAGTATTAATCGTACTGAATCATAATATAGTTTATTCCTGATCATTAGAGGTAAGCTTTGTGCAATCCCATAATGAATAGGAATAAGTAATGCATTTTCATCTTCATCTATAGTATTATAGGTATCGTATAAATTTGTTATTACAGCGTGTCCTTGATATATTTTATTTGAATGCTCTAAACCATTAACAGTAATTTCTTTATATACATTTTCAGAAATTTGCTGTCTAAATATAATATACCCTTGTACAGGTACAGCATTTCTAAAAATATCAATTACATTATTACCAGGTCGAGTTTCAGAAGTAATAGTACCAACTTTACCTATACTACCTGATATTAAGTGTGAAGTTATATAGTTATACCTTAAAGATATATCTAAACCATACTCTTTTAAAGTTATATCAGGTATGGTTGCAACCATACTTAAAATATTTGCATTTTTAAATAATCCAGAACTGGATGATATAGTATGCTGTGCTTTATCAAAAATACTAATATCAGCTAAGTAATCAAAATAGGCACAAAGATAAGCTAAACTTTCCTGTTTTTGTGTTTGAACATTTACAGCAAACATTATGTAGGCATGATCAATTTGGGCTACACTTGGATTTTCATTAATAAGAGTAGATACTAAATCAATATCTAATGAAATTTTTTTCATTAAAGCTTTACTTGTTAAATACAATTCAGTATCTCTTCGATTTTCTGCAGTAAGATCTACATTATCTCGCCGCAAAGGTACTATTGGCATATACGCTTTAGCCCCAAAATAGGATTCTTCCATGGCCAATTGAGGATATGTACCATCTGATACTTTGTAATACCATATACTTTCACCTGGAAGTTGATTCCCGTTTTGGTCTAATAAAGCATAAGCTGTAATACAATAAATATCGCCTATAACTAAACCAGTTGGGTAAGGTATGATTTCACTAAACCTTTCGTAGTGAGCAGAGAATACAGAAGCATCTACTAATTTGTGTATATAATTTATCTGTATTTGTGTGCTTGAAATATAGGTAATGTTTTCTACTAACAATGGTTGATTATTTGTTACTAAAGTAAATGTATGTATAGTTACAGCTTTTGAGCTAAATTTATATCCTCGATATGTGCGAAGGTATTCCATAGCTGCCATCTCTAAAGAGAGTGGTGCTACAAGAGTATATATAACTGCAACTTGTTGATTTAATATATCTTCTAAAATAGCCTTAACTGTGGATGAAGGTGCTTGAGTCATTGCATTCATTACACCATCAGGAAGCCTTAATGAGTACTCTTCGTTGGCATACTTATAGAGTTTATCTATTTTACCAGATATACCTGCAAGAGCAGATTCAGTTATACCATCAGGAATAGATGCCCCACTAAGAACTGCGTACAGTAAAGCTTCCTTGGTATTATCCGGAGGTGTACCAAGTAAACTCATTGACATAGATGAAACTGATACTTTCGTTTCACTTGAAAAAAGTCCCATAATTTCACCTATAAAAAAGGAGGGCGTATAGCCCTCCCTTATTGATTAACATGGTAGGATAACCATGTGAACTTATATACCGATTCCTGATTTTGCTTTGTTCACGATAGCCAGAATAGACGCATCATCCAGACCATTCGATGGAGAGGCAATGGTACCATCATCAGTAGTCCGTCTGACTGACCAGGTATCAACCAGTACCTTGAGTACCTTCTGTTCAGCATCACGAGCAAAGCCATTGGTCTGAGCTTCGTATAAATTATTCTGTTTAAGTGCTGTTCCTTGGATCGCTGTGGAATTATTGAAACCAAGTCCAGCTGGAATGGTATTACAGGTATTGACCAGTTCACTGACAGTTTTCTGACGAAGCAGACCAATCTCAGCATTGAACTTTTCAACTTCCTTACCAGAGGTCATGAATGCTACTGATGCCTGTAGTACACCCTGCATTGCACCAAGGTATACAGTAGCATAGTCCTTTCCGGTTATACGCCCCTTATCAAATTCGGCCTGAATATGCAGGCTGACCGAATTCATGAGGATATCAAAGGCACCTGTACCATCAAGCTCACCAGTTGTAAGATCAGCCAAATTAACAGTAGTAAGCAGGCTTTCAGCATCGCCTATGTAGAGCGGATTAAACGGGATTTGTGACATGACCTACTCCTTAATCAATGCTTTGATTAGCCGCTTGCTGAAGGGCCAGTTCTTTTAATTCAGCCTCAGTCAGATCAGGTAGAACCACGACATTGAACTCTTTAATCAATCGACCTTTACGGGTACGTAGTCCAGTACGGGAATCTTGCTGTGTGTAGAACACCTGGCATTGACGCTCAAGCAACTGCTCATAGATCGCAAAGGGGATATGATAACCAGCATCCAAATTGAACGGTACGTACTTACGCAGCGTTCCAATAGCCCGGTTGGATACGGTAATAAACTCACCTTCCCATACCTGCTTGGCAGGATTCATACAGCTGACCACTACACGGATCAAACGAGAGGAGGCATCACGCAAGCCCTGGTTACGCTCATACTCAGTGAGAGGAGCAGCAACAGGAGCAACAGGAACAGCCGGAGCTTCTTCAGTTGGATCAGGCGTACCAGTAAGCTTGGCATCAACTTTGGCTTTCAGCTTCTCCAGTCCAATCGTAGGATGGAAAGTAATGCCCATCAGGGTAGCGCGTTCTTTCAACAGATCCAATTCACTAGGTTGGTCTTCAGTTACAATTACATTTTCTTCAAGGGTACTCATTTAGGATCACCATAAGGTTCGAGTCTAAAGTTAAAACCCCTCCTCGAAATGAGGAGGGGATTACTATCCAGGGTAGCCGATTACACGCGGGCTACGGTTTTGATCAGGCCAAGACGCTCAGCACGAAGAGCCATGAAGCCGTAATACCATTTGATACTCATCAGGCCGGACTCACCGAAAGGATCGGTTTTGTCCACAGTATCCTGACCAGGTTTCTTGTGGTAGATTTTGAATTTTACGGACTTACCATCGGTATAGAAACCAATGGTGGTAAAAGAACCTTCACCAACGCACAGCATGGGGTAAACATTGTACTTGCCATTGGTAGCGCGATAACCGGCATTGGTACCTTCAGTTGCACCTACACCAGCCCAATGCAGCATCTCCGGTACAACAACAATCCGGAATGCACCAATCGAACCAATCTCACCATTTACAGAATCACCAGCCGAAGCATAGTGTTGAACCGGAATGAAAGCAGCATTGGAGAAGTAATCAACCATACGCTCTACAGTCGGAATCAGCTCTGAACCAATGTACAGAATACGCCCTGAACGAATGGTTTTGGTGTCAACCATACGGCTACCGGTAATAACCTTGGTCTGCTTCGGGGTACGATTATCATCGAGAATGATGGCCAAACGCTGAAGGTCATCATAATCAACTTCGGAAACCGTATTAGCGGCTACACCGGTCATGGTGGCATTGCTGGTAGCAACACCGGCATACCGAATGGTGCTGGCAGAGTTGAGCAGATCGATCTGCAGGGCATCTTCAGTCATTTCACCAGCACCACGAAGCATCTCGCGGTTGATGTGGGACTCAAGCTCATCATCGGTATCGAAGTCCAAAGACTCCTGGGTGTACTCTTCAAAGAAACCAAACTTCTCAAAGGTGCCTTCGATCTCCAGACGTTTGAACCCGACACGATTAACCCGGCCACCAGTCTCAGAGAGTGCAGGCAACTTAGAGGAAATCGTACCGATATCCTTGGACGAACCATACAGATTACCCCCACCGGCAGTAGCAATAGCACCGATATTAAATGCAGTTACTGCAGCAGCTTTGGTAGTATTGAGGTACTTAACATTCTGCTTGGTCAGAGTAATGACAGCATTAGCACCACCACCACTACCATCAGCACCAGCAGTAGCAATGGTTTCAGCAGTACCGGCATTATTAATGTTATCATTGACAGCAGCAGCAGCTGCAACTTTATTTGCATCAGCTACAATAAAGGTCAATGCAGGAAACTGAACAAAAAACTGAGTGCTAGTAATGGCAACACCGGCAGCATCAATGCCTTGGTCGTTGATATTGCGATCATCGAGCAAAGGCATGTAATGGTAGAGTTTAATCTTCTTACCGAAGTGCTTCGGCATGGTGGTTACATCAGCCAAAGGAGAAAAATACTGCTCCTTGACCAGCTCAATCAGAGCTTTCTTTTGATGATAATCGGTACGAATCTGGCTACCGATAGTGGATGCAGTACCGGTATTAGGAGTACCGGTAGGACTGTTATACATTTGAGGCATGGTACACTAGCTCCTTATAAATAAATGATTTTATGCTTTGGTATAGGGAGCAGCAGGAAGTTTCATAAACTCTTCGTCAGACATTCCAAGAAGACCTGACTTAGGTTGTTCCGGAGCAGCACCTTTCTTTACCGGTGGTGATCCCGCTGCTTTACGTTGTGCGCTGCGTTTGTCTTCAGCTGCTTTTTTATCAGCATCGGTCGGTCCAGGTGTTACCACTTTAGGAGTCAACAAACCTTGGTTGGAAAGAATATCTCCAACATGCTTGTAGGCATCAAAAGTAGACATACCTTGTAGTTTACCTAATGCTTGTGCTCTGTTTACTTCATTCATTACCTTGTCATAAATACCACTACCGATATGCTCATTGATTACGCGAATAATTTGAGGATTCGTAGCAGCTGCAGTACGACTTGGTGCATCCCAATCGTTAGTTACGACTTGAAGAGTTCGAGCATAGGTAGGTGTACTTTCAATAGAGCTAAGTACATCATCAAGCTGCATCTCTACATCGCTAACAGGGGTGACTTTTGGGGCATAATTTGACTCGGAGGCAACATCAATATCCAACGGGTCAATCTTACTATCCTTCAACAATTTCTGAATTGCTGCCGGATCTTTCTTTGACAGATCAATCAGAAAGCCCAACTTGGACTCATCGAGCAGATCATGTCTTTCAAGCAGTTTAACAGTCTTCAGTGCTGGTTTGAGTGATGCCATTTTCTTATGGTAATTGGCACCCATTTGCATGAGGGTGATAGCCTCATCAGCATCTTTGACCTGTATATCAATACCGTTGGCCTTGAACGGTTTAAGGAGTTTTTCGTATTCAGCTTTGTAGTCGATAGTTACTTCAGGTACTTTCTCCTCTTTAGGTGGATCAGCTTTATCAGGCTTAGCTACTGGTTCTGTTTTAGTAGACTCATCTTCTACTTCAGGATCAGCTTCAACTAAAGGTACTACCGGCTCCTCTTCAGGTGGATCAGTAGGCGGTTCAACTGCAGGTACTACCGGCTCTGCTATAGGTTCAGTTTCAGGGGGATCAGCTTTAAGGAAGTCTTCATCAGACATCTCAAGCAAGGAATTAGGATCTTGCTCAGCCATGATTATTCAACTCCCTCTTCAGCAAGAATAGCTTGAAGCTCAGCTTCATCATCAACGATCCCTTGAGCTGCCATATCACCAAGAGTCAAGGTCATACGCATGAACTGGTCTACCTGTCCTACAGCTATCAACATCTTCTGTAGAGCTTCCTGATAAGCAGGATTCTGTGCTGATGGGCTTGCCATAAGCTTTACAGTTCGAGCAACTTCAGTCCCAAGGAAGTGATCCAAGAATACCTTTTTGAAGTCCTTGTTTTTACAGAGTCTACGTACAGCATCAGCCATAGCAACTTTAGCCTTGGCTTCTTCAATAGAGACTTCAATCATTTCTGCTTCCTGGTTCATGTTTGGTTTGTCCATTTTCTTGTGTCCTCCTGCCTATGCAGAGAGATGGTTTATTTGAGATTGTCCTTTTGGATCAATCAGGGATTATGCTGCTTTCTTTTCTTTAGGTTTCAGCAATGCTTCCACAATTTTCATTTGTGTTTGAGCTGCTGCTTGACCTGTAATTTTCTGCATATCACGTTCTTGATGTACACCTGACTCTTGTTCCAGGTAGTCAAGGTCTTGTGAGTCAGCCATACTTCCAAGATGCCTTGCTTTAGCTTTTTCAGTTTCAGCTTTTGCCATATTAAGAATGGCATCAGAACGTCCTACTATTTCATCAATCTTATTAAGGTCTGCTTCACTACCATGCTTACGAGCAAGTGCTGCTTCTTTCTGAATCTGTATACTGAGTAGTTGCATCTGCATTTGTTGCAGTTGTACTTGCATTGGATCAGGTTGCGGTTGATACTCTTCAATGCGCTTGGCCAGATCAGGCATCTTCCGAAGACGAGCGATCTCAGCCCGGATCATCCGGACTTCACCAGGATCGGCACTAGCGGCACCGGTCTGGAGCATGAAGGCCAATTCCTGGGCCTTGGCATTGTCTTCTTCAGCAGTGCTGATAGACAGTCGGATATCGAACTTGCCTCCAAGGTCATCCCGCATAACGGTGACAAACTTCTCATCAGTGATCCGGATGACTTCCTTTTCAGAGAGCAGCTCAGCGTTCATGGCGATGATCTTATGGCCAATCTGGATCATGCCATTGGCTAAGCGCCGAAGGATGCTCAGCTCACGTCTGCTGGCTGCATCGAGAGCACCCCTGATACCTGCTGCCACTTCACCCAAAGCACCGCTGTTGATGCCATTGTTGTACGCCTTGACACCAGAGAAGGATTCAGCCTCTGCATTCTGAATGGTCAGCATGTTGTAGACAGACTGAGGAATCTCAGGATAGGTATGCTGAAAAATCCCCATGCGAGGATCAACAGTAGGATTGAAATTGTAATCTCTACCTTCGCGGTATTTCTTCCTGTTGGTTGCATCAAGGAAGTCAGTCCGTGTGCCGGTTTGACCTGCAGCAGACTTACCCATGATATCAATAGCACCTCTGGTAACTGCACCTACAATCCGTTGGTTATCACTTAAAAGCTCACCATCAGGCTCACCATAGATTGACCGTTTAACTGGCATGTGAGGTACAACAACCCAAGGCAACTCTTTGTCTGGAAACGGACTGATCTGCATACGAATGAGTACATCACCGACCCAAGTAGCAACAAATGGCTCAGCAATACCTGTATCGTTATAATCCCAGTATCCCCAATATTCTGTAGCAACAAACTTGGCCCTGGCTTTATCTTTAAAAGAGAATGAGCCAGTATCTGCACCAGGTTCGTATTCTCCTTGCGTTGCAGGAGATACGGGTGAGTCAGGTAGACTTTCTAAATTCTGATACACATCACCTTTCTTTTTCAGTTCAGATAATGATGTTTCAAAATCATAAGCGACAAACTGTGCTTTTGTTATGTCACCATTACAGGAAGGATCAATGATCACATTGTTAGAATCACATACTTCAACAGTCGGATGGTTTTTTAACAAACGTGTTTTATCAACTGTTTTAGTACCTATCTGCCGAGGTATGACTACTTGACCTGTTTCCTGTAGAAGTTGAATAGCGTACTCAACGCCCTCATTGGTGTACTGAGCGTACTGTTCAGGGTCTACTTGTTTAAGTTGTATAAGCTGCATATACTGATTTGCAGCCTGACCTGTAGGATCACTTACATATTCAAATGTAGGAACTTCTTCCGTATAAGCTTCTTCCTCTGTATTCCATCCTACCCGTACAATGATTGTACCTTCATCAACACTTGCCCTAACATAGTCGTCAATAAATTTTACTTTATTGATTTTGGTGTTGAATTGGTTATTGAGTACTAGAGCATTTTGACGTGCTCTATGTACATCTTCATGTGTAGTAGGATATATATTGAAAACATCATCGGTACTAAGGAATGGTTCTGATAATGCCGGATATCTCCATTCAGCCTGCTTACGTATAAGTTTTGGTTGTACATTTGACCGATTAGGTATCTTTGCTTTTTTAGCTGTACCAGTGATATGAAGATTATCTCTCCAAGTATCAATCTTGGTTTGCTGAGCATCATGCTCAGATTTACCATCAGTATAATTCTGCTTGAGGTCTGCAAGTGTAGGTGGTGATTTCCACCCTGTATCTATGGTGCTTAGTGCTAATTCATCACTCATGATGTATCCCTGAACTGACAGGTTAACTTGCTCATTAAAAATAGAATGACTGGACATTAACCAAATTAATTAAGTTATGCAATAAAGCAGAGCAAATTAATTTAAAAATTAACCAAGTTAATCTATTTGAAGGGAAAATGTAGTAATGATGTGCTATCGTTGGACAGATTGATAAATGCTCAGATTAACTCTGAGTGCAGATTAAGCTGAACCAATAGGATGAGCACCATGGCGAAAAGATCTGAGAGGGGTGTCGAACAGAGTGTTAGGGGCTGGTTGAATCCACGACCTATAACGCCGCAGAATGCACTCCAGAGAGAGTATCTTTGCTGTATTGAGGAATCACCGATTACGATTGCAACTGGTTATCCAGGGACAGGAAAAACCTACATACCTGCCCGCGTTGCGGCTGAGATGTTTAAACGAGGAGAGATCAAGAACATCACCCTGATTCGCCCCAACATCACTTCATCAAAGAGTATGGGGTATTACCCTGGAACCAAGAATGAAAAGATGATGCAGTGGTTAGCTCCTGTGATTGGTGCTCTGCAGGCTGAATTCTCCATGTCCACTTTAAATACAATGATGGCCCCGGAGATCAATACCCTTACCATGACCCCATTGGAGCTGATCAAAGGCTTGAGCCTGAATGATTCATTCATCATTGTGGATGAGGCTGAAGACCTGACCTTGAAAGAGATCAAGGCAATCCTGACTCGTATTGGTGAGAACTCGAAGATTGTGCTCTGTGGTGACATACAACAATGCGCCCTATCCCACTCAGGTCTATGTGCATTTCTGCGTTTACGTGAACAGGATAAACGGATGCAGAATCTGATTGGTGTAGTCGATTTTAATGACCCTGCCGGAATCGTTCGTTCAATTGCTTGCAAGGAAATCATCCTGGGCTTTGAACGAGCCGGTCTATAATTCAAACAAAAACGAGGAACAGAATGGAACGAGGTAAGAAACTCTTCGATGCAGCCGGAACAGTAATCAACGGTGAGCGTCAAACATCCTATGGAGATCCGGAGGATTCATTCCTTTGGATTGCCCAACGCTGGAACCAGTATCTCAAAGGTAGATATGGAGCCACCTTTGAATTGACTGCTGCCGATGCTACCTTCATGATGGCTGATTTTAAGATGGCTCGTGAGTGTAACCAGAATAAGCCAGATAATCTAATTGATGCTACTGGCTACCTGGGTATCAACTTCGATATGACTATTTCTGATCCAATAGCAAAAAATCAAATGTCCTTCATAGCTGAACTCAAGGAGGCACCGTGATCAATTCACGTAGTCTAGAATACCTGCTTCCTGTAGTGCGTACTCGTGCTGAACATCATATCAAGGCATGTGCATTAGAGCGTATCGATATTGTCGTAACCAGTACGTTCAGAGATCATGCCTCACAACAGGTACTCTACAATCAGGGGCGTACATTGCCTGGTGACATTGTGACCAATGCTGAACCAGGGTACTCATTACATAACTGGCAGTGTGCTTATGATGTGGTACCCGTTGTCATGGGTAAAGCAATATGGAAGGATAAAGACCTCTGGTTAGAGATCGGTGAGATCGGGGAAGCTTGCGGATTGGAATGGGCAGGTCGATGGAAGACATTCAAGGAATCAGCCCATTTTCAGTATACCAACGGACTGACCATCGATGACCTGATGACGGGTAAAAAGATTGGCTAATCTCAAGAATAGATCCCCTCAGTATAGCGAGGGGATCATCCTAATTACAGACCAACTTTAGCAGAACTTGCAGTAGTTATAATACTGTTTATAGCACCAAGTACAGTTGCTATACCTGTAGCAATAACAAGCAACTCTTCATCTGTGATACTAATATTCATACCTGAAAAACGTAAACCAAACAATACTACTCCAAGTAACGCACTTAAAATATTGATGGTATTCTGTCTATTTTTCCAAGTACCAGGATTAGCTATTTCTTTACCCTTCTGTAAAGAAGTCCAGATATTACCTATTGTAGTCATTTGATTTACACTCCTTTTTATGTTTGCGTTTTAGCCATCTAAATAGAGCAAATAGATCCAACTTAAAAATATATTTAGGTTTCTTCTCATCAGGCCCGTATTCAACTTCAGCTGTAGCTTCTACATCTTCCCGGTTAATCATGTGTATAACGCATCAAGTTCAGCTTGTTGCATACCAAGTAACGTACCTACAGCTACTCTATGTAGAGCCTCATTACCTTTGATCCAAGTGACTAAATCAGCTAGAGCTACCCCTCGATGGGTGGCTAATGCTGTTATCAAAGGTACATCANCAGTAAGTGAATATGGTTTGACCATATCCGCCATCATGGTAGCGTACTTTTCTCGAATCTTTTTAGACTCACTTTCCTGATATCCCTCAGTAGTCAGTGCAGGATATACTTCTGGATACATTTCATGGAGTTCACCCCATAAATCTTCG